TGGCGGTTGCCGAAAGGATGCCCCAACCCAGTAGATAATTCTGTCGCAGAAGTCGCCGCAGCAGATGTGCCTGAAGGAATCGATATTACCGGCAACTGGATGTTTGACGGCAAAAATATTGTGCCGCGTACCTATACCGCCGAAGAGTGGCAGGCGAGAGCGGAAGCACAGCGTCAGAACCTTCTCACCGCAGCGAACGCCACCACCGCCGACTGGCGCACAGAGCTTCAGCTGGACTTAATCAGCGATGAAGATAAGGCAAGCCTGGTTAAGTGGATGGCGTACATTAAAGAGTTGAAAACATTAGATCTGAGCGGTGTTATCGATGAGGCGGGATATAAAGCAGGTATCTGGCCGAAACAGCCGGGTTAACGTTTATGGACTGAGGCCAGCGCTTACTGGCCTTATCACTCAACTGCATTTTTCAATTTTAGTTAAATTTCTGGTAAAGAGCAGCCACATTGCACGCCGGAACTTTACTGATAACCGACGCTTCTTTTTAATTTTCCGCCAGATTTCACGTTTAACGTCACCCAAATCCTTACCAGAATGAATAGTGGATATTTTGCACAGTTCACCATCATCATATGGCGGGTGAGTTATAACGGGTGGGACTACGCACCGTATTTCGCAGACAGCATTTTCTTTAATCAACTGCCAGCGGTCGCTGACCATCCAGACCGGATAAAGGAACCTGATAAGCTTTTCTGCGGCTGCAAGATTAACAACGTAGCCATAGGCTCCTGTGCCCTCAACTAATCGGTGAATGCTATAAGTAGTGCTTAACTGCTGGTCTGCATGGGCAAAGTACTGACCTGGTGGGGTGAGAATAGTAGCGACTGGCTCATCCACTGACTCACGCTCCAGGTGCTTTAAGATGCCAGGCAAATCCTGAGAAGGTATTGCGTCGTCCTCAAGAATAAGAGCAGAGCGGACATCACCGGCAATCATCCGGGCATAAACAGATAAATGGCTTAAAGAGCACCCTATTTCGCCGCGTTCAATTGCATAGCTAAGGGGGCGGGTAGCGAGAATCACTTCACTCTCAGTTAAATTCCGGCCATCAACAGCATCAACAATTTCAAATTCAAGTCCCAGCTCGCTAAGTCGTTTCTGAATTAATTTACGCCGCAGCACCGAACGCTCCAGACTGATAACAAAGATTTTCATAATCGCAATTTTCCATATAGGCAGATTGCGACAAAGCGTGACGGCATTAACCTTGTAACTCCAATGGGTATTAACGATCATTTTGGTCGGATTGATCGTTTTCATCGATCAATTGCAGCCCGCTGAATCAACACTCAGACCATCACAACTTTCAGAAAATCTTGCTATATGCATCTGTCAGATAGCTCTCAGCCTGATCAGCGTAGCCGCTTAGGTTCTCCAGCAAATCGTCACTGACCTTTTTTAGCGTCAGCGTGAAGTCAATCTTGCGAGCCTTACCATCACTGAAAAACTCTGCGCGCGTCTGCTTCAGCCCCGTAATAACAAACATCCCGTAAACTGTGCCGGTTCCTTCAATGAGCGGCCAGGCTTTACCTGTGTATGCCATGGCACGCAGTGCAGCCAATGAGATATCGCCGCCGCTGACTTCAGGATAGAGCGTGCCACTAAGCGTGATCGGTTCTTCATCTGGCCCTGTGTACTGATAGCGGGGGGCAGCGCCCACCCGCTCAGCCTTAACGTGCCTGAATGAGTTCTCCCGTTCGAGCTGCTGGTAAGGTGCAGTTTTCAGGGCAAAGACATACATGCCCAGGATCATCATCATGGTTTTTACTCCCTGTCTTTCAGGCTGGCGAGTTTCTGGCGGTTGAGTTTTTTCAGCGCTTCCGTTAACTGGCGGCCAATCTCTGCGACCAGCTGCTGGCGATCCATATGCTCAGCTCCCGGGATATGAATGTGTAGGTTGACGTCGCCGGAGACGTTAGTACCGATGGCCGGTGCGGTCTGGGCATGTGATGCAGTCAGTGCGCTGCCGGAAACGCCAGTGCCGGCCAGCAGTTTAGGCTGGACAAAACCATTGCTGAGCGGCACCCAGGAAGGAAGTTTTTTAAACACAATATCGCCCAGACGGTTAATGCTATTGTTCGCCGCCGTTCCGCTTCTACCCGCTTTGCTTTTGCCAGGTGGAGTCCATTTCACGCTGCCAAATGATGATTCACCAGTTTTGGAGCTTGATGAATCAGTCCCGGGAATAGGCGGAAATGACATATTAGGAGGGATATCCATTTTGTCAGGCGAAAAGACAGGATTGTCGGATGCCATCAACCCATGACGCTGTAAAAACCCCTTTGAGCGCTGAATAATTGAGTCTATTTTCTGGTCAATCAGATCGAAAAAGTCAGCAAGCGGTTTAAAAGCATTAATGATATCTAGCGCAAACTGAGCCATTTGTGATTTGAACCAGCTTCCTGTTTTAGCTGTATTTTCCAGTTTTTCAATAAGGTGGGAAAACCATTTCCTAATCGGCTCCCACCAATATAAAAAAGCCGCCCCTATAGCGCCAATAGCTAGAACAAGAAGAGCTACAGGCCAGTCAATCAGGGTGGCCAGCCCAACAATCTCAATACTGGCTAGCCTGATAACACTACTAAACACTTCGCCAAAGGTTGTAACAGCAGAAGTCAGCAGCCCAAACCCTCCGCTACCAGCCAGCAATCTTACAGTCAATTTAAGAGCAAACATCGATCCCAGAATGCCTGCCAGTGTAGTAATCAGCGTCCCCCCAACCAGAAGAAGTGTACTTACAGCCAGAGCAGTATCAATAATCGCGCCGGTCAGTTGAGGGTGCGCCTGCGCCCACTGCGTCATGCTCTGAATAACCTGTGTCAGCTTCTGCACAATACCGCGAAGCGGTGAGTCGGCCCGCTCTTCCATTTCTGTCCAGAGGCCATCCCAGGCAGAATGCAGCATCTGCATATCACCGTCGAAATTGTCGGTCATCGTGCGTGACGTCTGCGCTGCAACTCCCTTCAGCTTCAGCAGGTAGTCATTGAATGTCTGAAGGTTGCCCTCTGCTGCCGCTCGAGCCAGAACCTGGCCGGCCTGCATCCCCTGCTCACCAAACAGACCTTTAAATATGTCGAATTGAGAACCCTGATCGAACTTTCGCGTCCGGTTCCACAGTTCTTTCAGCACGTCAGCGAGCGGGCGAACAGCGCCGGTCGCTGATACTGTTTTTATGCGTAATGACTCTAAAGCCTCTTTGCCCGTCTTCGATGGCGAATACAGACCAGAAAGCGCCTCTTTTAGCCCTGTGCCAGCAATGGAGCCAGTCAGACCGTTTTTTGCCAGCATTGCGGCGGCAGCGGCCGTAGTCTCCAGCCCGATCCCGGCATTGTTGGCAACCGTGCCTACATATTCCATTGTCTCATTTAGGGATTCCAGGCTGGTTTTGGAATGGGTGAACGTCCCGACCAGAACGTCACTGACGTGCTCCATCTGTGACGCCTGAAGCTGGAAATGATCCAGCATATTAGATCCGACATCTGCCGCCGCGCCCAGCTCCGTATGTGCAGCCAGTGCCAGGTTAATCATGCCGGGCATCGCCTTTTGTGCATTCTGCGGCGTCATGCCACCGGATATCAGCTGATCCTGCCCCTGTGCAGCCTGCACCGCGCTGAAGTGCGTTGTCCTGGCAAGCATCTTAGCCTGCGCCCGTAGCGCCTGCCCCTGCTCACTGTTTCGATCCAGCTGGGCGTCAGCCAGCGTCTGCGAATAGGCTTTATCGAACTCCATACCCGGACGCAGACTCCGCATGGTGCCCCAGAGCAGCCCGCCACCTGCGGCGCTGGCCTTCAGGCCCGCCGAAGCAAGACGCTTCTGCATCGCCCTGGCTTTGTCATAATTCGTCTGCGCAGCGGTTACGCGCTTAAGCTGCTGCTCCTGGCGGGAAAGCTGACTGGTGTAGCGTTCAGTGCGTGTGGTGATGGCATCAGTAGCGCTCTCCCCTTCACGCATGCTGACACCCAGCCTGTACATGCTGCCGCGCAGCTGATTGAGCTGCGATATCTCTTTATCGCGCTTTCGGGTGAGTTTCCCTATCTGGCTGCCCAGCGTGGCAATAGCGGCTTTCTGCTCTTCTGTTCGCTCAGAGGTTTTGCCAGACTCCTGACGCAGCTTTCTGATTTGTTCTGTGGCTGTTTTTAGCTGGTCATCAAACTTCTTAACCGATGCGCTGGTAGCGTCGAATTTTTTTGCCTGCGACTGGAGGGATTTAATCTGGTCCTGCGTGGATTTTACGGCGCCAGCCAGCCCCTGACTGGCCTTGCGGGCAGCGGTCAGGGGCTGGGTCATTTTGTCGATGGCGGCGAGCGCCACCTTAATGCTGAGATTTTGTTGCATACATTGCCCTGAATCGCTCGATGGCACGTTCCCGCCAGTCAAGCAACTCAGGTAGAGGCGTTGCCCACAGTTCGGAACGCGGCCAGTGAAAAACGGCGGCGATATCCGCCATCACGTCCTCAATGCAGTTAAAGGAGAGTTCTGTAACGTCGCCGGTTATGCGTCCGGCAGTGGTGCCAAAAAAGTGACGGCCGCAGTAACCAGCGCGGTAAAGTCACGCGTGTCCATGGTCATCAGTTCGGTCTCTGTCAGCATTGGTTCAGTGACGCGCGGCAGTAGCTTGAACATGCTGTCAACGTCACTCTGCATGACTTCATAGAGCTTAAGACCGCGCAGCGAACCGGGGTGCGCCATGGCTTCGGTAATACAGACCTTATCGATGGATTCTTTGTCACGCTTAATCGGACGGGTGAGCGTGACGGTGTTTTCTGACTGCTTTGTCATAGGTGATACCTCAGATGCTGGTCGGGCAATGCCGTTACCCGGCCGGGGGATTAAAATCAGATACCGAGTGCCTTACGCAGCGCGGCCGCTTTATCGACGCCACCCACGACAAGCACCATATTGAGGGCGTCCACCTCGAGTACGACGGTTGTGGCCACGGTGATTTTGACGTAGGTATTTTTAAGCGTGTATTTGTGGCTTGTGTCCTCGCCCACTTTCGCGTTACCCAGATCCATCTCAGTGAACCGGCCGCGCGTCTGGATCTCACAGGTGGTGTAGCCCGCCGTGGTTTCATCCTGGTACGCACCTGTAAAGCGCAGCTGCATCGCATCGGCTGTATCCTCATACATGCGGCTGAGCAGCGCGACGGTAAGCCCGCCCATGGTGATGTCCATATCCAGGGCGCTATCATCAAAGCCCAGATCCACATTAACCGGGGCCAGCATGCCGCCGCCGCGATAGGCCACGAGCTTATGTGTCAGCTTTGGCAGCGTGACTTCTGAGGCCACGCCAATCATGGATTTTCCATCCACAAAAATATTGAACTGCTTGAGTTTTCCGGGTAATGCCATTTTCTAATCTCCCTCAGCTGCCCGACGATGTGGCTGCCGTGTCGAACACATCAAACCAGGTGTCGGTGAAGTCCTGAATAAACTCAATATCTTCAGCGGGCGGCACGGGGGTGTAATTATATTTGACGGTGATCTTTCCCTGTCGCAGCGTATCTTTTGAGTTCTCTGTGGTGTCATACCAGGCTGTCCCACCCAGAAGCCTGTCAGCCGTGGTCAGAGCGCTGAGCTTCTGGTTAACGCCATCAACCACGGCTTTCGCAAATGAAGGTGTCAGGGGGCCATCGACATATTTTGCATGCGCTTCAGCAACCATGACGCGGAGCATCTGCGCCGTGCGCGTGTACACCTCAAAGATATAGGTGTCCTCGTCCCGCGTGCGGTTGCCCCACAGTCGATAGCCGTCCCGTTTGATAATGGTCGTGACGCAGGCCTGGTTAAGATCGTCCGTGTCGCTGTCGGTGTCCTCCAGCGAAAAATAGACGTCATGCGTCATGCCGGTTACGCCACTGATCGCCACATTGGAAATGGACTTATGCCAGCCGGTTTCGTCATCGATTTTGGCACGCAACCCCACAGCCACGGCCGGAGCCGGTATAACGCCGGTTTTACCTGTGGCACTGTCGTAGGCTTCAAAGTCAGGCCAGATAACCATCAGCTCACGCCCGGTCAGGTTGGCGGCATACTTTTTGGCTTCGCTGACGCTCTTGCAGCCATAAGCCGACACGTACGCAAACGCCTTCAGCTTTTCGGCAAACACCTGTAGCTCCGTAGCGACGCTCTCTGTATCCAGCCCGGGTACGGCCAGAATGCGCGGTGAGACACCCACCTTCTGCACTGCGGTTAGCAGCGCATACATGCCGGTATAACGCCCGTCCTTTGTCTGGCCACCGATGACCAGCTTGTCCTGCGTTGGTGCATCTTCATTGCTGGAATCCGGCGTTGCGTTATCCGCATCCGCGACGCGTACAACAACCACTTTCGGGCTGCACTGGTTGCTGATGGCAGTCAGCGTGGTCAGCAGCGTGCCGGTTGTGCCTGCTTTACCCAGCACCGATGCTACGCGGGTCAGCAATACGGGTGTATCAAGCGGAAAGGTTTCGTCGTCCGCATCATCCGCCGTGCAGATTACGCCGATGACCGATGAGTCAATATCGTTAATGGCATCGCCGAGATCGGTCGTTTCCGTCACCCGGGTGCCGTGGTGAAATTTTGCCACTGTGGGTTCTCCGTCATGTGTACTGCCATCATGCTGCCCTGCCCTTGAAACGGGTTCACGCACTGCGAAGTGTCGCCCCCCGCTGACACTGACCGGGCATTGATGCTGCCCGCGCGCGCGTTGAGCATGTGAACCAGACAAAGGACCGATACAGCGGAGAGAACACAGTGAGCGACATTCTGGGCGCAGCGGGTACGCTCGCCGATGAGGTGGGTGATGTGCTCGCCTCCTACAGTCCGCGACCGGCATTTGATATCCAGGTGGGCGGGAAGACGGTCACGCAGGTAAATGATCGCCTGCTGAGCCTGACCGTCACTGAGAACAGAGGCTTTACGGCAGATACGGTAGAGATTGAGCTGGATGATACCGATGGCCTGCTCCAGCTGCCGCGCAGGGGAACAGAGATCTGGGTCGCCATAGGCTGGCAGAATGGCGGGCTGGTCGAAAAAGGTAGGTTTGTTGTGGATGAAGTCGCTCACAGCGGCCCGCCTGACCGACTCAGCATCACGGCCAGAAGCGCAGACTTTCGTGATGACTTCAACGTTAAGCGCGAGTACAGCTGGCATAACTGCACGGTAAGCCATGTCGTGTCCGCCATTGCTGGCCGGTACAACCTGACACCGGCCATCAGCACCGAGCTGGCAAATCTGGAAATTGACCACGCCGATCAGACTCAGGAATCAGACATCAGCTTTTTAACCCGTATGGCCGAAATGCTCGGGGCCGCCACCACGATAAAAAACGGCATGCTGCTGTTTTTCACGCCCGGTACCGGCAGAACGGTAAGCGGGCGCGTTCTTCCCTCCGTCATAATTACCCGCGCCAGCGGCGACAGCCACAGCTTCCGGGTTGCCGACCGTGACGCCTATACCGGCGTTGAGGCGTACTGGCTGGATCTCAATTTCGGGAAGAAGCGAAAAACCCGGGTGCGTGGGCAGAGAAAGAACACAGCTCCAAAATCCAGCAGCCGTGAGGGCCATTATCTGAATGGAGCAGAAGGCAATGTGTATGTGATGCGCCAGACCTTCAAAACAGAGCTGGCCGCAAAGCGTGCAGCGGTCGCCAAATGGCAGTCACTGAAGCGCGGGGCAGCAGAATTCAGCATGGAGCTGGCGCGGGGCCGCGCAGAACTTTACCCGGAGCTGCATGCCATCATGTACGGTTTTAAGACAGATATTGATGAGGGTGACTGGACGATTACAAAGGCCACACACACCGTGACGCGCCAGGGATTTTATACAGCGCTGGAATTCGAGGTCAGGCTGACAGACTGGACGGTCACAGCCACAGAGGAATAATTGAGCAACAGCGCGGCATAACGCTATAATCCACCAGAACCGGAAGGGGGATTATGCCATGTATCGTTGTCCAAAATGCGGCGCATCAGCACGAACACGCAACAGTGAGTATCTTGATAAAAAGGTCTGCATCCAGCGCGCCTATCACCAGTGCAACAATCTTTACTGCGGGATCACCTTCCGCACGCTGACAGAAGTCGATGCCATCATCACCGAATCAAAGCCCGACTTCAGTATTCCGATCCCGACGAAGACCTTCCCCAAAAATCATTATGGGGATAATCAGATTGAGTTGGCAATTTAAAAAATAAAAGCCCCATTTATGGGGCTTAATATTAAAAGAGGAAATCATCCCTAGAGAGATTCAGCACCTTTTCCAAAAAATCATCTTTGTGGTACTTAACTCCGCCCACTAATATTTTTGAGGTTATTCTTTTATATTTAAACAACTTGTAGTCTTTAGCGAGGTGGCAAAAACATTTTAAATAAGGCTCCATGCTGTCATTTACCAAAACCTCTACTAAGTCTGACTCCCTTCTTATTGTTTCTCCACTGGGTTTTCTATAACTGAATTCAATTGTAATGTCTTCTTCCGCCCATACAACTGAAAGGTTATCTGAGAAGCTGGCGATTTGATTTATATTCCTGTTGGACTCAAAAACACATTCTTTTTCAACTTGGCTATTGTCTAAGTTATTGTTCCAAACCCTACCTTTTTTATTCATTATTCTTAAGGATTTTTTTGAGAAAAAATAACCACCATTTCTTATTGCGGATCGGTAATCGATTTTAGATTGAATTAACCCAGCGAAAAACATTATTACTAAAATCACAGTTACTGGAAATGCTACGAATCCAAAAATCAACGATAGCACAAGCAATGTCAAATTGATCTGTTTTCTGTATTTTCTATAAGAAGTGGTTGTTGAAAAATTCCCACAAGCGGGACATTGAATAACCGATTCAGGATAAAGACAAACACAAGATGAGCAAATGTTTAAACTATCACTCTTGCCAAGTTCTCTTGAACTGTTGGGTACAATCTCTGGCTCAATTTCATGGCTAACCTTCGGTGCTGAATGAAGCTTGGAATATGAAAGTCCTGTGCCGGGAATACCTACGGTGGTGCGGACGCCCTTTTTGCTTAAATTAATTGTAGCTCCTCGCCCACCAATTGAGGTACTGATGCCATTCTTACTAATATTAAGACTCAATCCCGGGGCAATTTTTATCCGTTTGCGATATCTCAGTCCCAT